TTGCTTTTATATTCTTTTCTTTTATATTATTAAGTAGCAATCTTAAACTGCTCATGATAGGCGCAGGCATTCCGATTGTTCCAGATACTGCCATATCCATAGCCGCTAGTATTGTTGCGGCTGTGTTGCTATAATTCACCGAGTTTGGTGGGGATGTAAACGCATCCTTTGCAACATCATTTAAAATTCGTACTTGCTCTGCACCTTTTTCACCTAATACTAAATCAAGCTTTTTGTTCTTATCAAGAGCTTTGACAACTCTATCTAATTGTGCTGGTGATATTATAGCATTTCCAGCCTCGTCCCTTGAGATACCTTTAGTGGCTTCGTCTTTTATGTATCGTACCGTCGCACCCTTTAGTTCATTCCAAGCTTGTACGCCTTCCCCACCGCCTTTTTGTAGCAGTGTTTTAAGGCGTGTAGCATCTTCAAGTGAGCTGTTTAGGATTGCTTTACTAAATACATTTTCAGCAGCAATAGCACGATCATCAGAACCTTTTTTAAGCCCTATAATGTTTTTGACAAGGCTTGTGTTTTGGTAATCTTTTGCCAGTTGTGTTCGTGCTTGTCTAGCTTTTTGGTATAAAGCCCCGCCTACCCCATCTGTTCCTTCATCAATAGCACCTTTCATAATAGCCGATTGGCGAATGTTTGTTGGCTCAAAGTTTGTAGCATCGTTTATTGATCTTCGCAATAGCCCTACTGTTTTAAGTGGCACTGGCTGAGGTATTAAATTACCTGCCTCATCTTCAATAGCTGCACCTAGCGAAATTGCTTTTTGTTTGGCTGCTTTTAACACATTTGCTACTTCTGCCTCTGGGGCTGATTCATTAAGATGTGATATAAAAGAATCAAGAGTTACAGGAGCTTCCATTTCTCCCGCTTTTTCAGCTTCTTTATAAAGTGCGTTTACTTTATTCTTATCATTTTTAAACATCTTTTGGATAGTACCGCTTACAATATTTCCAGCTTCCAAGTGACTTTGTGTTTCTGCCCCCGTTGCTTCTAAAAACTTATCAAAGTTCTGCGAAGTAGCGGCACGTTGTTCTGCAAATCGTTCCCGTATCGGTGCGCCTAACTCTGGTTGTTTTGCTGTTTCTCTTTCAAATTGCTGTTCTTCAAACGCACGAGTCTTTTGCCCTTTTGTAAGCTCGATAGGAACTGGTAAAGATTCTGCCTTAGCTGCTCTTTCCTCTGATATTAAAATCTGTTCAGGTGTCATTTTTGCAGTTTGTTCGGGCTTTAGTTTAGTAGATACTTTTTGAACTATTGGGGCTACTGCTTGTTTGATTGGTTGAGTTATTGGGGCTATAACTTCTCCTGCTACTTTCGCAGCTTGGGGTATAGCTACTTTAGCCATTGGAGCAGATAATCTAGCGGCTTGTCCTGCCATACCTAGTTCTGCCGTTGCTGGAGATAATGCAGCGAGTGGGGCTAAAACTTCTCCTGCTGTTTGTGTCATTGCTTGACCAGTTTCGGTACGTGGTGCATATGTTAGCTGTTGCGCTCCTTGTTCTGCTGATTGTGCCACTGCTTGAGCCGCTTGTTGTGTTCCAAAGTTACCAGTTAGAATTTGGTCTGCTAATCCTCTGAGTGTTCCGACTATGTGACCAGCTGCCCCACCTGTTGCGCCTGTAAGTAATGCTAAACCAGCTTCTCCAGCCCCCACCACTTGATCTGTTAATGTAGGCTCTGGCTTCTTTGGTAGTGTTTCAGCAACATGGCGAACTCCTTGCTCATCAGGGATGATTTCTCCTCCAGCTCTAGCACGTTGGATAACCGCGGCTAATTGCCTAGCTGCTTCCATATCTCCTGCTTTATCGGCATTAAAAAGTGCAGTTTCAAGTTGCTTTAGAGTTGCCATTATTAACCACCATACTTTTTGAGTAGTGCGTCTATATTTTTAGGTGATGTTGTAGCCTCTGGAGTATTTGGTACAGAGTCAGGCACCCCATATTTAGTGCTTACATTTTTACGTGCTTTCATAATTAGGCGCTGTGCTTCTTTTACATTTTGCATTAATCTTTCAGGAGATTGTCTTAAATTAAGATTTTGTAATGATGTAGAAAGTTTTGCCCCCTCAGCATCTGATAAAGCACCAGTTCCTTTCATATTTGGAATTTGTGCCATAAATGCTTGAGAGCCTAGAGTTGTTACTAATTCTTCAAAATCTGCTGTATCTGCGCTAAGAGTAGGCATTCTTGAAGATACTGGGCCAGTAGCGGAGCGGACTATACTCTTTGGAGTTTTAATAATTCTATCAGCAGTATTTAAAAAATTATCCATAGATGATCTTGCGGTATCAACCGTTGCTGTTTTTTCTCTTACAGTATCATCACGCTTTTGGTACATTTCTTGTAATTTTAATCCTAACTCTTGTCGCTTAAGGCTATTCCCTTCTCTATTAGTAGTAGCATTCATAGCAGCAATTTTAGAGTTTATCTTATTTATTTCAATATCGGATGCTATTTTTTTAATATCCCACCCTTTTTTTTGTAATTCAATCGCTGCATCTGACTCAGCAAACTTTGCTTTTACTGCCGCTGTTGCTGCATCTGAACCTGCTTTCTGTGTAGCAATTACCTCTTGGGCCTGTTTCTCTGGGAATAGAGTTTGCTCCCTTTTTTCTTTACCAGCCATACCGATAGCATCTTGATAGTCTTTAAACTCTTTTTGCCCCATCATATTAGAGAGCATAAACCCTGCAATGCCAGTTGCAGTATTTGGGTCTTTTTCAATAGTTGTTTTAATCTGCTTAAGTTTAGACGCATCTTGCCCTGAATTTTCAAGTGCAGCGATATGCTCGTCAATGATTCCGTTTGCTATATCTGTTTTCCCATTTAGTAGAGCTGTATAAACTTGTCCTGTCGTTTGCATCTCTGCTGCTTTTTTAGGAGCTTCTAACATTTCAAAACTTTGCTTAAAAGCTTCTCTTTGAGTTGGATATTTTGCAGAAAGAATAGCAAAAGAATCTGGCGTTGGTTTGCTAAAAGCTGATTTTAAATCGGCGGCATATTGTATTTTAAGATCAGCAGCCTGTTGTGCTTCTTGTCTTGTTGATCTCATTTTTTGGATAGCTTGACCAAGGCGTAAGCCTTCAAGTAGACTATTCCCAGGATTTTGTTGGTTTGTAATATAATTAATAGGTTCTAATGGCATTAAAATCCTCCCATTCCAGCTCCTGCACCTGCAAGAGATGTAAGACTATTAAAGGTATTTTTTTGCTGTGAACCTGCTGCTAATTGCCCACCTGCTAGTGCTGCCCCTTGCTGCCCAAATAAATTGCCTATATTACTTGCCATTGATTGCCCTGCTGCTGCTTGACCCCCTGCTGCTGCTTGACCTATTTGTGTTAAACCACCTAATCTTCCATATTGCTGATTAATTAGATCAGATAATATTTGTGGGCGATATTGTGCTAATGCAGATTGAACATTTCCACCTCTTAGCCCACCAGTAGCAGAAGCATTTTGGAGCAGTGCATTTTCTCCTTGTCTAACCATTTCTAGATACTGTGGTGATTGCTCTAGCCCAGTGATTGCTTGTTGTTGCGCTCCTGCTCCACTTAACCCTAACAATGCTTGTTGCCCTGATAGTGCAGTAGTTCCAACCCCAACATAAGGAGCCATTAGCTCTACAATCTTATCAAACTGTCTACGCTGCTCCTCAACTCCTTGCTGTGCAGATGATGCTTGTATATATGATGCTGTTTGTGCCCCTTGTGCAGCTTGTTTATCACCAGTAATACCGCCTATCGTATCACCTAAAAAATTACCTACTGAACTCATTTATATTCCTTCCATTGTGATTTTACTATTCCAAAAATGTGCATATCTACTAAAACGCCTTTTTTAATAATAGCATCTTTTTTAATTCCCTCTTTGACAAACCCTATTTTTTGTAGATAGTTCATAGTAGAATGTAGATCGCCTTGAACTGGCGCAGTAATTCGAGTAATGTCATTTTCTTTAAATACTTTATCAATCACCATTTTTCCAATATCATGTGAGTAAGGAATTGATTTTTTAGTCAATAAAGAGTGCATTTCTATTTCATATTGGTTATATCTAACGCAAAGGATAAGACCTAAGAAAATATCTTTATACCATGCTGATATATATTTGGCTAGGGGATGCTCTATTGGGGAAGGGGCACATGAGTCATATTCAATACATGAGATAATATAATCATCTTCATATATGCTATTAATCATTTCAGTAGATGGGTTATCTAATAAATAAAGCTCCATAGCGACTCCTTTTTATAGAGCCGCTGGATGCCCGATTATCTCAGCTTTTTGATTTCAATATTATAGCGTATATTATGCGCTCTCTAAATGACCTTGCGCATTTAGCTGGAATAGGGATAGTGCTGTAATATCATCTTGCACTAATATCTCTAAATATTCCCCTAGAGAACCATCTAGTTTAACAGTAACCCCAATCTCAGCAAAAGAACCACTACCGATTGTTCCATATGTAGTTCCACCTCCTGCTCTATCTATGAATTGTATATTGGTAAAGTCCAAGTAAATGTTAGCGTTACTATTCCAATTTGTAAAAGTGCTAAATGTTCCATCTGAGTTATACTTGCGAATAATACACCCATTCGTTAGAGCAGCAATACCGCCAAAATTATCTATATACCCTGCCGATGCGTGTGACATTTGCAAAGACAATCGTTCTACGTGCCATATATGCGTTGAGGCTGGTGTAACTTTATATGATTGTGGTGATACCATGCTCCCAGCAGATGAGCTAATATCTATTATTACCTTAGATACAACAGTCCCTATTGGATGAATATGCCCCATTGGTCGGTTAATGCTTATGACATTACCAACTACGCCTAATACTTTTGTGCATGTAGATTCAATAATAGTGGAAGATACTAACTGTATGTAGTCACCTGCTACTATTCCAGCAGAAGAAGCAACAGTTATTGATATGTTGCCAATGGCTGTGGCTACCGATAGTGTAGTATTCGTGGATGTGTGCTGGTGAAAACTATCATTAATAGGATAATAGTGCACTCCTGCATTGTGGACGTTAATAGCACCATTTAAAGACCCAATAGGGTTTCCAGTTCCATCACATAGATATGTTTTTCTTAATTCGCTCATTTTATGCCCCTAAATACCAATTTGTGCCATCTGTTATAAAGTTTAATACTTCGCCATCTACATCTAAAAACTGCGAAGCTTCACCTACTACCAATTCTGAACCGTATGGCAAGATATTAACTCTATTGGTTGTTACATCTGATTTTGTAACCCCTATTTTGTACGATCTATTATTTATATGTGAAAGTGCTGGGTTTGGAAGTGTGATATTAATAACGCCACTTGTCGCATCTGCAATTATAGTTTGGTTCTTTGCTGATAGACTTATACTTGTCGATGTGCTTATAATCTCATCTTTTGAATAATCAAATATGGCTTGGTCTAAAATAGTATCAGCATTGAATAAGTCAGTAGCTACATTTATATAATGTGCCAATGTTGAAGCTGTGTAAGTACCATCAGAAGAGTTGAGTCCAGTAGACTCAATAATATTAGTTATAAGTTGCTCAAGTGAACTACTACTACCAAATAGTTTCTCAAATTGTACTATTGACTCATGGTCAGGAAGAAACTTTTTAAGCTGTTCTCTGCTGGGTACTTTTAATGACATTATACGCTCAACGGCTCAACACGAGCCTCTAATCTTGCAATGGATAAATGTGCTTCACTTGTTCCTCTAAAGCGTTGCATACGGATATTAGACATACTGCCTTGCCCAAACCATACAATGCGCTTATTTCTATTGCCTTGCTGCCCTATTGTAATAAACTTTTCATTACTCCACACTACCCCATCAGTAGAATATTGGGTACATATTGTTGGGTTCTTCCCTAAATCTACTCTCCCTGTAAGGCTAACTAATTCCAGCTCATGGAATATTGCCCCTCTGCTTTCGTTGTAGATAATTGATGTTCCAAACTCCCATCCATTTATGTTCCCGTAATGGGAAGATATAGTATCATCAAAGTATCCATGTGATGTACTTGTAGGATCACCGCATAGCCATTTATCGTAACACCAAATAATGTTTTTAGCTCTAAATTGACCCTTTCCAACTATGCTAGTAGTCAAAGTAAACCAAATTTTCTGTCCTACTTCTATGGATGTATTATGGTCATACGCTAAAGTTTGATCTGGCAATTGGACTAAAAGGTATTGATTTCCTTTATTCATCACTACTTCAAGAACAACATCGGATAATTGTGCCTCTGTATATTCAAGCAATATATTATCAATCTCATCTGTTGCTATTCTAGTAGCTGTTGCATTAGCCCCAATATAAATAGATGGGGTTTCATTTCTAGCACTTCCAAGAAAAGCTATCATATCGGATATTATACAAGCCCCTCTAGTTCCCATAATCCCTTTTTGTATCTGTGCACCACTAATACGAGCGAATGGGAAATTAGCCCCACCTACGTTATCAAATACCTCTATTGTATATCTGTTAAGTGCATAGACTTCATTACGTACTTTTATAAGGCCTTTTACTGGGTCTGGGTCTGCCTCTGAACTGCCGTATTTTAATGGGTTGATACTCATAGGGTCGTTAAGTTCTGTCACAACTAGATTAGTCCCATCAGTAGACATGAAATATCCATCTACCCATACAATATCAACACACGTTCCTAAGTCAGGGTCTGTTACTATCTCGAATACTGTTCCATTCCAATAATATAGTCTGCCACCTGAACAAATAGCTAAACGATCAAAGGAGTAATCGAGTGTTACATCTCCACCAGTTCCAACATCTCCAATTATTGTATAAACTCCGCTACTATTAATACTTAGTAATTTAGTACCCATTACACGATAGCATACGCCATTCCAATTAATAGCACCTCTATCAATGCCAGTGCCAATACCAAACTCAACGATACCATAAGCGGGGCGTAGATACCCCTTAGATATTCCTTGATCCTTTGGAATAGGGATAAGGTTACGTGGGTATGATGTTCTAAAGTCTGGAGAACTATCTGAATAAATACCAGACAAAATAGGTATTTGCATTGACTAACCTTTATATTTTAGGAAATTCTATACCATATAGACATTACAGCATCAAACTTGATTGTAAAATATCCATTTTGAGATAATGCGGATGGGATACCAAGCGCTGTTGCCCCATTTGTATTAACAGTAAGTGCTGTTACTGCTTGTGTAGTAAATACAGTAATTTCTTGCTTATCAACAATACTAGCGAGAGCAGGAAGAATTATTGTTCCATTTGCAAATACTGCTGTTGGGGATAAGATAAGCCATACACTTCTAGAGCTATCGGTTACTTGCACACTAAATGCAGTTACCGTTGGGGAAGAATATTGTGTAATCTTTTCACTTGATGTTACCGTAGGAACTAATAGACTTTGTAGTGTAGTAAGTGATATTTTACGTGAGTCACCATTACCAGTAGACCAAATAGGAATTAAATCACTAAGTGATGGGGCTGTGTCTGTGCTTAGTTGCTGGATTGTAGACATTTTTTATCCTTTAATATAGTGTTAATTCCCCATCTTGTCCCACAATAATTGGGTCAGTTGATGGGCTTAGATATGGACGTTCTGGAGTTTTGTACCCTGCCCCTGCTGGAATACTATTATTGAACTGTGCCTGTAGTGGCATTGTAGCTATAGAAAGCAAACTCTGATAAGCTTGATATGCATTTTGTTTAGTTTCCATAGATACAGCTTTACCGTAGGATGGAGCAAGGCGAATAGCTAAATTAAGATATATAGCTTCATTTGCTGAATCTGGCACAGTTGTTTCATCGTCTAGGTTCGATAGTTCTGGACTTGATGGCAATGGATAGCTAAGGCGTAGCTTAGAGTTCCAAGTAGCCATCATAGCGTCTAATTTGCGTAATCCTGCATCTAACTGTTCTGGCTGTAAATCATAATCGTATGAAGCAAGCCCTAACTCTTCAAATGCCGATAAAACAAATTGTCGCTTAGTCCAAGACATACTTACCCCTTTAAAATTATAAAAATTATAGCATAATGAGTCAAATGGTGCATCATCTGATCCGCTCCAAGTGACCACCAAAAGAACTTATTATCAATACTGAATCTATTTAGCATTCTAGGGCTTGCTTTTATTCTATCTACTGTAAAGTGAATAGCAAAATCAGCAATAGCTAAAAACCATAAATTTTCATTTACAGCAATAACAATCAAGAGAGTCCCTATGGCATGAACCAATGAATGCAATGCCAAAGGAATAACCCATCCTTTTTCTTTCATTTTCTCAAGCATATATGTAATCTGTAATGGATAATCACATAAGAAATGCTTTATTTGAAATAAAACTAATAAAAGAAAAATATTATCCATTTAACTTCTCTTCAATTTTTGCAAGCAGAGTTTTATCGCTCATTCTGCCGTCAAACTTAATTCCAAGCTCTTTAGCTTTAAATTCCATCTCTTGACGAGTAACATCACCATCATCGTTAGAATCAACTTTTTTTGCTTCGGTAGTTGTAAGATACCAACCTTCTGCAAGTTTATCCTCCACTTCTTCTTCACTTACGATAGCGTATTCATATTTAACGCCTTCGATCTCGATATGATTGCCAAGTTTATAAAGCATTACCATTATTTTTTCGCCTTTTCTTTAGCTTTGCGTGCTGTACTTAAAGCAATAGCAACCGCTTGTTTTTGAGGTTTACCACTTGCCATTTCAGCCTTAATATTCTTGCTAACTGTTTTCGGACTATACCCTTTTTTTAGTGGCATAAGTTATCCTTTTTTCTTTTTTGGTTTCATAACTGCTATTACAACAGCAACTTTTCCTTTGCCCTTGCCATTACCCTTTTTACATGCCATATTATACCCCTTTTTTGAATACTGTTATGCACTTCAATAAATGCACAAAAGTAATCAAGAGCCGAAGCTCAAGATATTTATGCTATGTCACCGATTCTAGTCCATAGGATAGTAACAGTACCAGTAAATGTACCAGTTCCAGCCGTGTGAGTTGCATCATCTG